GAGGGCGAGGTGCAGTGCGACCTGGTTGACTGCAAGGACTGCTGGCTGGCTTGGCTCACCACCGGCAAGGTCCCCGCCCCTAGGTATAGGCCCATCCGCTGACCGCCAGCGGCAGCACAGCCCTTCGGGGCTGCTGCTCGTACTGTGGATAATCTACACGGTTCCCACCCTGGATATTTGTGTACTTTAGCCCTACGAATTGTCTTGCTATTATCCCGATTTAGAGCGAATATGTCCATACCGAAAGTGAAAACCACATTTTGAAAACGGAGGGCAAACACATGAAAACAAGATTTCAACGGGAACTGAGCGGTGAGCTGGGGACCTTTTGGCAGCGTCAGGCTGAGGCGGAACTGGAGCAGGTCAAGGCCGACCTGGACAGTGGGGAGATCACCATCAACGAAGCCGGGGTTGCCCGGAACTGCATCGGGCGGGCCTTGATGGATGACCTGCTGGAGAAGTTACTCCTGGTCACTGGCAAGGCCGACAGCGCCGCGACACGGGCCGCACGGGAGGCCGAGGTGCAGGCTGACTTGGAATCCTACCGAGCCAGCAGAAAGGCCCCCAGCGCCGAGGAACTGGCCGAGATGCGGGCTGCGTTTGGCAAGGGGGCCAAGGTGGTGGACGCACTCACCGGCAAGGAAATCCAGCTTTGACCCACGATCCCAAGGGGCTGACCCGGAAGGGCCTGCTCCTCGTTATGTGATCCAAAATTATGGACAGTTTCTGCCCCGGATATTTGTGTAGATCATGCTCTGAATTGACTTGCTATATCTCCGTTTTAGAGCGAATATGGGTACACCGAAAGGGAAAACCACACTTTGAAAACGGAGGACAACACCATGAAAATGAACAGCAAGACCGCAGCCAAGGCCGATGCCTACCGGCTCCAGAGGGCCACCACCCCGGAGGACCTCGAACTGAAGATGATGCACGGCGGCGGGACCATCCTCACCTTTGGTGACCGCATCCTGGTCGCGGGGTACTTCTACGACCCCAA